CCCCACCGATGGTGGCGGCGGACACGCCAAGGACGCTGCCGCCAATGGCCCCGCCAAGGGCGGAACCAGCGGAAGCCAGAAGAATGGAAGCCATGGATTAAGGCTTTCGGTTGGGTGTTGGAAAGCGGAAGGCGAATGCAATGCGGCGCTGCCACGCGGCGGTAAGGGCCTCCTCGATCACGCCGGTCCGCTCATAGGCATGGATGAAGTGGTGGCTTGGCGAAAGGATTCCAGCGTGTTTGGCAATCGCTCCGACGCGCATGCGAAACAGCACCACGTCGCCGGTGCGGGCCTCGGCCACATCGATCTCAATCATTGCTGCGCGGGCCGCTTCGGCCAGAACCTCGACGGGGCCGGTCTCACCCCAGTCGCGGGAATAGGGCGGCACCGGCATTGGTTCCGGCCCCACCACCTCGCGCCAGACGCCCCGAATGAGGCCGAGGCAATCGCAACCCACGCCCCTGACGGAGGCTTGGTCGTGATAGGGCGTGCCAATCCAGCGGCGGGTGGCTTTGATGATGCGGGCGGGAGCGGTATTGGCTCTCGCGCATTGCTGCGCACTGCGCTGCCGCCTGCCGTTTCCTGTGGGGAAGTCGTTCATAAGACGGTTCCGCTGTTGGCATCGCCCTTGGCGGCATAGCGGATAATCGTGTCCTGCCCCGGGATATGCGGAAAGCCCCGGAAATTGACCGCATTGGCAAACTTTTCCTGACAGGTTGCAAAACTCTTGTCGCAGCCTGCTGTAATAGTGAAGGCGTCGCCCGCAGAAATTGCGCGCACAGGCTTCTCCAGCAATGTGACAGTGGCAAGCGCCCCGGAGAGCTTGTGGCTCAGCACTTCGGCCGAGCGACCGGCATTGGCGCCGCTGCTCCATGTCACCAGCCCGAGCGCGAACCATCCATCGGCAAAACTGCCCAGATCCGTGGTGGTAAACCCGCGATCCCCGACAACACTTGCGACCGTGCCGCTCCCTTTGAACGCGGGGGCGCTGAGGTTCACCCCGCAGCGTGCATCGCCGAGCGCCGCGTCGCATGTCGCCTGAAACGTCCGGCCGACGGTCTGGCCCAGAACGTGGCTCAAGGACCGCATCTCGGCAACAAACTGCACCCGCCCACGCCGGACTTGCCCGATGGCGCCTCGGCGCATCAACACGCGCTGGCTGACGTCCTGCCAGTTCACGCGCCAGATCTCGACGCCCGCATTATCCCAGCGCCCATCGAGAATATCGGTTTCGGTAATGGTGGAGGAGGTCAGCACGCCCTCGGCGTCCTGGCTGTCGACCGAAAGGTCGGAACCCGCGCGGATCTCGGATGCCGCAAAGCCGCTTTCCGGCTGAAAGGTGGTGCCGTCGAAGGTGAGAGAAACATCATGATCCGTAAAACCAAACACCTGCCCGTCATTGCGGGTCAGACGCCAGCACCAGGCCAAGGTCGTGGTGCCAGAATCAAGATGGGCTTGAAGGCCGGAGGGGAGCGTCTTCATCGGCGGACCTCAATCAGGGGAATGGAGGTGATGGATCCGAGTCGCTCGATGTCATGGGTCACATCGAGCCGGTCGGTGTCAAAGCGTACGGGAACGTCGAACTCGAAGCCTGCCGTAATCGCCGTGCCGCTGGCCGGGGCGGTGGTGAAGGTGACAAGGCCGGTGGTGGTGTCGACCGACCAGCCGGAGGATTGAACGGTCCCGCCGATCGCCACCGCCACGGTTCCGGAAACCGGGTTGGTAATGGCGCGGGCCCATGTCTGCGCGCCGGACGTATAGGCTTTGACCAGCTGAAACGCCGTGGTCGTGCCATCGCCGGTGCCGATCTCCTGATCGGTGGCCGCGGGCGTCGCGGAAGGCAAGCAGGATTTGTAATCACCCCAGTCTTTCCAGCAAAACCCATAAAGCCGCCCGTTCCGTGCCTCAAAAAACGCCACGACAGAAGCGAGATCATCGGCCCGGCGCACACCATAGGCCGCATTATAACGCCTACGTGAATTGGCCCAGCTGGCGTTGCGTTCTTCGTCGCCTGAAGCCAGCTCGACAATCTGCGTGCGCCGTTCGGGCCCACCGCGTGCGCCCCGGCTGATGTTGTCGGGGAATCGAACCTCGTGAAACGCCATCTGTTACATTCCCCTCCTGCCTAGCGCCACCGCCCGCGCAATATCGGCCGAGACCTGTGTGCGCGATTGCCGGAAACTCTCGGCATCCGGGGTCTGGATGTTGATCGTGATGTTCTGGGCACCAGCTGCGCCAGCGGCGACCTCGCGGCGCGAGAGCACGCGCTCTCCGCGCTGCAGAATGGCGGGCACCTCGTTGGGAGCTAATCCCACAAATCCACCGCCATGCATGCGTGGCGCTCCGGCAAAGGCCATGGCCGGCACCATGCGCTGCGGCACCGCTCCCCCGACCATGCCGCCCGCGTGATGCACCGAGGCAAACACACCGCCCATATTGCCAAGCGCGCCCGAAAGCGCATTGGCAAGCGGGCCGAGGATAAACTTGCGCGCAGACAGCTTTGCCATATCGGCCAGCATGGAGGTCACCATCGAGCGAAAATCCAGCTTGCCGGTTTTGACAAATTCGCCAATGGCGCTTTCCGCATTGGAAAACGCCCCGACCAGACTGTCGCCGAGCCCCTTACCCATGTCGGCGGCTTTGGCGGCGTAATCCTTGAGGGACGAGGCGGCCGTCTTCCAGGCCGAGCTGGCAATCTCAGCGGCCTTTTTGGCAGCCCCGCTGGCTTTGGCCATTGTTGTGGCCACGGTGGAAGCTGCTGTGCCAGCATCATTCGTGGCGGTCTTGGCATCCTCACCGGCGGTCCTGACCGCATCACTCAGCGCCTTGATGGAGTGAAGCGGGGCCTTGGCGGCATTGGCCGCAACAACAGCCGACACGGCCAGCCCATCGGCCTTTGTCCTCGCCGTATCCACGGCAGCGGCCATTTCATAATAGGCCGAGCCCGCCTCAATGGCAGCCCCGCCCAGCTTCAAGGCCAGAGCATCCATCCCCGGCACATCGCGCAAGCCACTGGCAACCTTGTGCAGAAAATCCGCCCATTTCTTCTGGATCGATGCCAGCATGCGCAGCCAACCCGTCTCAATCGTGCTCCAGACCATGGCAAGCGACAGCCCGAGGGACTTACCCCCGAGTTTGATCCGCTCCCAGACTTCAACGGCGACAGCTTTCAAAAGGCCCAGCGCCGCGCCGAAACCCCCGGCGCCTTTCACAAGACGGCCAAACCAGTAGATGAGCTCGCCCGCGCCCACAATCAGTGCCCCGATACCCGTGCGAAGTATGGCCCCGCGCAGGACGGCGAGCGAAAGGGAGACGCCGCGAATGCCAAGGACGGCGCTGGCGAGCGAAACGACCAGCTTGCCGCCGAAGACAGAGGCAGCGACAGCGGCAATGCTGGCAATCTCACCGAGATGGTTGAACAGGGCTTTGATGGCGCGCCCCAGAGGCCCCGTCACCTTGCCAAAGGCGGCGAACGCGTCCGCCATGGCCTCAAGCGCCGGGGCGGCTGCAACGGCAAGCTGGTTTGCAATGCCTTTCCACAACAGCCCCATCCGGCTCAGCGCATCGTTCGTGCGCTGGATCTGCGCGGCGTCCTGTTCCGAGACCGCCACGCCAAAGTCCTTCACGTCCTTGGTGGCCTGGCGCAAGGTGGCGCTGTCGATGCGGGTAAAGATCAGCCCCGCGCGGGCCCCGAAGATCTGTGAGGCAACAGCGGCTTGTTCCGCCGCCGGGATGAATTTTTGAATGGCGTCCTGAATCTTGATCATCTTCGCATCAATCGGCAGCGCCGCAAGATCGGTCGCAGAGAGATGCAACTGCTCCAGCGCCTTCACGGCCGGCCCTGCGCCCTGCGCCGCCTGGGAGAGACTCTTGGTCATCATGATCGTGGCCTGCTCGACCTCGCCTTGCGAAACGCCGGCGAGTTCTGCTGCGCGCGCCAACACCTGCATGGAAGCCGTGGTGGTCCGCAAACTGGCCGCCAGCTTGGCTTGTTCGTCGATAGTGGTCAGACTCGAGCGCACCATGGCAATCCCCGCTGCAGCCGCAGCTGCCGCCATCACCCCAACCGCAATCTTCGCGCGCCTTGCGAACTTCGCAAGCTTTGCGTTCGCAATCTCCATCTCGCGCGACGCCCGACCAAAACCCTTTTTGCCGGCCTCCCCAATGCCCGTCAGCTCCGCGCGCACCCGTTTGCCACCCACTGCCGCGAGGCGGACGGAGACGTGTTTTTCAGCCATCATGCTGTTCCATTTGTTCGTTAATCTTGCGCGCCATCACCGCCTCGATCGGCGGCAAAAGCTCCGCGACCACAACACCCGGCACGCCCAGCGCCGCGGCCAGTGCCAGCGCTGTGCCGATATCCCAGCCGATGATGCCGCCTGCGGGGGCCACACGCATCTGACCACCCAATCGGCCCACGAGGTCCCAGATCTGCACGCCCTCAAGCGTCTGTGGCGCGTTCAGGATTTGCGGGCAGTCGGGGCAGGTTTTCGGGCAGGCCTCGCGGGGCTCGCAGCCCTTGCAGTAGTCTCCGCCCCCGCCGAAGAGCCATTCGGCAAGGGCGGTGAGGCGTTTTTTTCCTGTTCCAGCACCAGCCCCTTGGCGACGTAATCTGTCTGGAAGGCCTCGAAGAACGGCCAGATATCCAGCAGCGCATCGATCGCCTCGGGGCTGACGGGGATCACGTTGCCCTCGGCATCACCGACACCCTCCCACTCAAACAGCGTATTGCGGGCCAGCGCCTTGGCAAACGCAAGCGCGCTTTCTTCATCCGTTGCGTCTTCGGGAAGTGTGGCGATGGCGGGGTCATTGCGCGCAGTCACCATCATGGCCGTGGTGAGAGGGCCGAGAAGCACACGCACGCCGTGGCCGAGGTCCAGCCATTTGGGCTCGTTTGAAAGATCAAGCTTCAGCATGGTCAGTAGTATCCGTTGTGATCAAGAGGCATTTGGTGTCCACTTTCGGTTATCGCGCAGAAGCGCATTGGCGAGGACGATCAGCTTTCGCATGATCGCGGTGATGGCGACTTTCGCGGGTTTTCCGCTGCTGATGAGCGCCCCATATTTTTCGCGCAGTGGCGGGTTGTATCGCGCTGCGACGAGGGCGGGCATATAAAGGGCGCGGCGCAGGCCGGCCCGTCCGCCCCGAATGTGGGAATGACCCTTCCACCTCCCTGACTGCCGGGTGATCGGCGCGAGGCCGGCCAGAGCGGCCGCCTGTCGCGCTTCCATCTGACCGAGCTCGGGCATCTCGATCAGGATGGCGCAGGCCGCAATCGAGCCGATGCCGGGGATACTGGTCAGGATATCGAAACGGCGCGACAGTGCCTCATCGGCCCGGATGGCATCGAGCATGGCGGCATCAATCTGGGCAAGATGGGTATCGACTTGCCGGATGCGCGCCCTGAGTTGCCGCTTGACCAACGCAATGGTGGCATGTTGCAGCCGGTGCGCCAGCGCGATGCGGTCCTTCATCTGACCCTGACGTGCAACCTGCAACTCCTTTAGATCGTTGAGCATTTCACTCTTCGGGGGCCGCGCCTCGAGACCCAGGGTTGCACCGAGCCGGGCCAGCATGGCCGCATCGACACGGTCCGATTTGGCAAGCTGGCCGATCGCTTCCGCAAACCGTCGTGCCTGGCGCGGATTAACCTTGATCATTGCGACGCCAGCCGCAGCAAGCGTCTTTTCCAGAAGCCGATGATATGGTCCGGTCGGCTCGAAGACGACCTTCACTGGCCCAGGTGTTCCAAGCCAGTGCAGAAATGCGCTCAATCCGGCCTTGTCGTTCGTGACTTCAAGGGTCGCCTTGTCCGGGTGACGATAGATGACGAGTGTGTCTTTTCCGATGTCAATTCCGATTGTAGGATTCATCTGCCTTTTCAACTCCTGTGCTTCTCATGCGGGGCTTTCCCCCGGGTATCCGTTCAGGCCACATGAAAAGGCGGGGGTGATCACACTACTGAACGGCCCTTCAAGGCCCAACTCGCTTCGATCCATCCCCCGCCGCTGCCCGGCATAAATGCCGTGCCGGGCAGCGGCTCCCGTATCGCACGGAAGCCTCGTTCCTTTTAAGAGAAACTCCCGACAGTATTCTTGAGAACAACGGTGCACATCTGTCCCGCCACGCTGTCGTAAGCCGCCTGCCAGTCAAAGCTGACCTGAATGCCTTGCGGGCCCTGAATCTCGGCGCGCGGCCGCGGCAGGTAAACCGCATGGGCCGTCAGCGTCAGGCTAACATTGGCGGAGATCGTGTAGGAGAACTCCAGCGCAGAGGCCGTCCCGTTCAGCGCCTGATCCATCAGCGTGGTATCGGCAAAGCGCACGTCGATCTTGCCGGTGAGGGCGGCGATGGAAGGGTCCGCCCCATCGATACGCCCGTCCGAGCGGATAGTCTCGATGCGGTCGAGATTGTTGGCATAGGTGATATCGGCCGAAACGATATTGCCGAGCGCCACACCGCCCCGCTTGATCGCCCCGTTGAAATGCCCAAAGCGCTGCAGGCTGTAGGCTGTGGGTGTTCCGGCAGCCGTGGCGGTGGCCACATTCTCGCCCTGGGCGATCAGCTTCACGTCCGCCGTCAGCAATCCCGAGCGTGCCATCTGCCACGAGATCTGATCCAGCATGCAGCCCGTATACATGGCAAAGCGGGGGATCTCGGGCATCGCCACTTCAAGCGCCATGCTGGGCAGGCTCCACGAACCCGACTTGAACGTATGGGTTTTGTTGGTGGTCCCGGTGGTGGTTGGGGCGCCAAAGGCGGCCTTCAGCCAGAAGCCGAAGGCTTCCGCATCAATGGGAACCTTGATATCGCCATCCGCCGTTACCGCATCCTTGATCGGGGCGAGCGGATCCCGGCCATAGCCGAGAAGCTCCGAGGCCAGAAGCGGTTGCTCGGCGCCCAGCGAGGCGCTGGCAAAGGGCATCTGGTGAAACCCGCTTGCCGGCGCGGTGCCGTATGTTGTCTCAAACGCGGCCGCCAATTGCGACCGCGCGCCTTGTGCGCGTGCCATGGGTGTTCCTTTCGGTTTGTACGGGGATCTGGTCAGAACGTGGGGCTCAGCCCAGCGGGTCTGACGTGGTGTAAATGAGGGTGATCTCGATAACCGCGGCTTTCAGGGCCTCACCGCCTTCAACAGGGAGATCGACGGGTTTGGGCGCGGAGGCTTCAACCCAGTCGCATGAGCCCCCGAGGGTGCGGTTGGTGGAAATTGCCGTTCCGATTGCTTGCACGAGGGTGTCGAAGGTGGCCGCCCGCGCAGCCGGTGTCTTGCCCTGCACGATTACCTCAAGCTCAGCCTTGTGCTCATAGGAATAGGCGAGCGGTGAAAGCATGACCTCGGACGCGCCCGGGTCGCCGTCGCGCAGGATCACAAGCCCGCCTGTCGGGATGCGTTCGGGCAGTACCTCTTCGCGCAGCACAGTGGCGGCAGGCACGGTTTGCAGTGCCGCAAGCAGGGCCTGCAGGATGGTTTCTCGGGGGGTGGGCATGATTATGCTCTGATGCTAGCAAGACTGAATTATTTGAGGCGGTGGTTTTCGAGTTTCACGGGGCACTTAATACGACGATAGCCTCATCTGAGTTGTCTTCGGGACGCACATAGACTTTTCCCATGAGGCGTTCTATTTTTGATAAGTTCAACCACAATGAAGCCTCTTGATCATTTATTTCTCAAGGATGTACCTATGACTCTACGCGTGACGTTTGATACTAATGTTCTTGATTTAGCATGCCGCCCAGAGCGGTTTCCTAAAGATCCACGGCAGCCCTATTTACAAATTGTTCGAGAAGCACTCTCACACAAGAAAATCTTGGGATTTTATTCAGTTACAATGTTAACGATAGAAGGTATTATGCGTAAAGATCGGGCGGATGTCTTCGAAAGCACCCAAACATATATGCAACCCGAAACAAATTCGAGAACAAAAAACGCTGACCTTCCCAAAGCAATTCGTTCCGTGACCGGAGTTACCGATATTGAGACGGTTACAATGAACATGGTCGTACAACAGCCAAAGCGGAAACCCCTGCATCCGGAGATCATCGCTCGAGCAGAAGCAGCGCGCGCGCTCGGCGTGCGCGTCTTAAAAGATGCACCGAGGATAGGCGCTTATAAGATCGAGGATCCCGACAATGGTTTCTATCATGCAAATGACCGAGATCAGTCACTCGAAGAATGGATTCGCAGAATACAAGATGTTTCCAGCGCTATAGAGGATCGTGGGCTGGGTTTCGCTCAAATAAAAGCACTCGGGCTGAGTATGACAACCCAAGACTCAGCTGAAGTCTGGTTTAAAGCCTTGAACAACGCGCAAGATATCCACGAAGAACGCGCTATTGAGAGGGCATTCAGCGAATGGGCCGATGGTGATGCAATTGCTTCGCATGTGGCATACGGCCTTGATGTCTTTTGTTCGGCCGACGTAGGGAATAGCAACGGAATGAGCTCGATCTTAGACTCATCCAATCGGCAATGGCTAACTGAAGAGTATGGCGTTAAGTTTATGTCATTCGACGATCTTCTTGCTTACCTGTCCTAGCGGCGTAGGGTTTGCCGTCTTTTTGAGTTTCAGAAGTTTACAGTCGATTGGACACATGGTCGTTTGAATTATACCTCCACCCAATTTTCCACAATTAACCCCGGCACCGTACCTGCCACCCTTTCCGCATCCCGCGCCAGATCCAACCGCTTGCGCAGCTTCACCTGCGGCACCAGCAGAAAGATCGGCGCGGTGACCTGCCCACGCCCGGTTTTTGACCGCGACGCCACCGCCGTCCCCCGCGTGTTGATCCGCGCCTTTTCGGCCACCAGAAGGCTGGGCCCTCTGCGGCGATAGACGAACCTTAGCCGCATCCCGCGCCGCCGTTCCCACTCTCCCGGTGTCAACCGCGCCCCGCCACGCCCCTTGCCAGCGGCCGCGGTCGGGATCGCCAGATAAAACCCGTTTTTCGAGCGAATGAGCACGCCGCGATCATGGGCCGAGAGGATTTCCGGGGCGTTGGACCAGACAAACGCCGCCGCATCAATGCTGTCCTTGCCCTTGGGATAGGTGCGGTTGCGAATGGTGCGCGGCAGGCGATGGCCGAGACCAGCGCGGGTGATCTGTTCCCGCCAGGCCTGTTTCAGCTCCGCCCCGGCTTCCTTCATCGCGGCCGTGACCGCATGCTCACCTGCCTTGATTTCGTCCTTGAGAATCCCGACAAGGTCAGGATCAAAGTCGAGCTTCAGTTTCATGCGGGCACCAACTCGAGCGACCAGACCAGCCGCTCGCGGTCACGCTTCGGCTCGCCTTGGATGGTAAAGGTATCGGTGCCAATGATGATCGTATCCCCCGATTTGACGCTGGCCATTTCAGAAACACGCACATCCACAAGCGTGGTCTCCGACAGGATCCGCGTGGCCCCGAACGTCGTCATCTCATCGGGCGCCTTGCGAATAACCCGCACCGGCAGGGGCGCACCACCTTGCGGGGTCCAGGTGGCATCCGCCGCCATGTTGGCGTCCATGAAGATCGCGTCCATGGCGGCGGCAAAGGCGTTCATCAGACGCGCCGTGCCGAACGCAGCACCTGCGGACGGGTACAGATCGGGAGCGGGTTCGACTCGATCTCGAGCCGCACCCATTCGTCGCGGTCGCGATCGGGGATGGAGCGGGCATAAAGCGGCTGGCCGAGGGTGTTGACCGTCTCGAACGTATCCGCCGGGGCGTAGTAGATTTCAAAGAGCCCCTCGACACCCTCGGGATAGAAGAACGCCTTGTCGACCGGCACCCCGAAAGCCGCATTGCCCCGATACCGGCGGAAGGTGATGCCGCCAAAGCTGATCTGATCGGCAACGCGGGAGCGCAGATCAGCGGCCGCGGCCGTGTTGAGATAGGTTGCGCGCACCTCCTTATGGGCCACCAGATCGGCAAAGAAGGCCGAGCCGCATTCGGCACGCAGCTGCACAGAGCCGGTGGACAGCCCGCCAAGATCGCCCTCGACGCTTTCGATCATCGCCTGACAGGCTTTGCGGAGCGCCCCGGAGGCAGGGGATGCATTGGCCAGATCGAAGTTCACTTCCGCTGCCGGTGTAATGGCAAACTCGGTGAAGTAGTCGATGACGGTGGCGCCGTTCTTGGGATCGAGCACCTTCCCTTGAATGCCATTCAGGAGGTGATACTCGAACGTCGCTTCCGCATCCGAGCGCAGGCGTTTCAGGCGGCGGGCAACCTCGGTCTGGATCTGCTGGGTTTCGCTTTCCGAGCCGAAGTCGCGAATGCCCTGAATTTCGGACGCCCAGAGCACATCCTGCTTCTTGAACTGGCGGCAAACGAAAGCGCGCACATCCCGGCTTTCGGGGATCTGCTGCTCATAGGCCGAGCCGCGTTCGGAGAACGGGATCAGCGAGAGCGTGCCGTCGCGGCTTTCAATAACAACGGTGCGGCTTCGCACGCCGCGATCGGCAAACAATCCCGATCCTGACAATGTCGCGGGCTTATACGGGATGTTTTCCAGCGCGCGGGTGAGTTCGATGACCGAGAAGGCGTCGGTCGCAAAGATATCCATGGTCGCCATGGGGCGGTCCTTTCAGAACAGAATGATTTAGCGGGTAAGAATGCCGACGGCATTGAGCGCGGTATGGGCCGCGGTGATTTGGGCAGCGGTGGGTGTGCCCGTAAACACCAGATCATTGCCGTTGACGACGGCGGGGCCACGGACAAGCGCAACTGCTGTTGCATCGGCCGCGGTGGCATCTGCGGCGCCCCAGAGGACGGCGACGGCGGTCTCGGTGCCATCGACGGCCGCCGGATCGTGGGCGGCGTATTTCCCGGTTGCGGTGATTTTTCCAAGCACGGTGCCGGGTTCCAGCACCGGATATGTGCCGCCGGTTGCGATGGTGATGACCTCGCGGGTGTAATCCCGAAAGGCTTCCCAAACCAAAAAGCCGCCAGCGTGGCGGCCTTCTTTCAGAACTGTCATGATGTCTTATCCTTTGCGTTTGAAGGTTTTGGCGATCACATCTGCCCAGGGGCGTGAATCGCTTGACGTACCCGGTTGCGGGTGATGGACGGAGATGTCGGGATCGACCGCGGCGCGCGCATCGATCAATGCCTTGCGGACATCCTCAAGGCTGGTTTCTGCCTCAAGGAACCCGGCGGCCATTTGTGGCTGACCCGCCAAGCGGCAAAGGTCCACCACGGTTTTGGCGTAGGCCATGACCTCAGAGCGGACTGCGGTGAGGTCTGGTTCCGGGTCCGCCTTGGCCGTCGGCGCGGGCTTTGCGACCGGCGCGGGCGTGGGTTCTGCAGATTTTGCAGCCGCTTTCACCGCTTTGATGATTGCTTCCGGCGTATTCCTGAACCCGCTCACATCAAAGCGCGCGGCCATCTTGACCGGCGCAACCATGGTATCGGCCAATCCCATGTCGATCGCCTCGGCGGCATCAAACCACGTCTCCGCCGCCATCAGCTTGGCGATCTCCTTTTCCGCCTTGCCGGATTTGGCGGTGTATCCCTTGATGAGCGAAGCGCCGATCTTTTCCAGCGCATCGGCCATCGAGCGCATGTCGGAAGCCGTGCCCATCACAAGCCCCGAAGGATCGTGGATCATCAGGAAGGCGTTTTCCGGCATGATAATCTCGTCGCCCGCCATGGCAATGTAGGAGGCGGCCGAGGCGGCAATGCCGTCGATGCTGACGGTCACGGTGCCGGAATGACGCGAAAGCGCATTGTAAATCGCCACTGCATCAAAGACGGACCCGCCGGGACTGTTGAGCCGAAGCGTCAGCGGGTCCGCATCCGGCAGCTTGCCAAGGTCAGCGAGAAACGCTTTCGCGCTGACGCCATAGGCGCCGATTTCATCATAGATGGAGATTTCCGCGCCCTCATTAAGCGCGCAGATCGAATACCAGTTCTGCATGGGGTTACTTTCCTTTGTTTGGATCGGCTTTTTTTGTGGGCGTTGCCCGTGCGCCCTGGGTCTCACCGGGGCTCGTGCTGTATGTGAGGCCAAGGCCAGCGGCCCGCGCCGCATCCGCCGCATTCTCACGGTCGATTTCCTCGATGTCGTAGCCTGTGGCCTCGACCGCTTTGCGCCGTGACATCAGCCCGGCGTTGATCCCGAGCAGCTGCGCCTGGATGTCTTTCAGCGGATCGACCCAATCCCAGCGCGGCGGGATCCAGTGCACCGGTTTCGCGGCCTTGATATCCCCGGGCTTCAAAACACCGGCAAGTGCTGCTGCCTCCAGCCAGCGTTGCCAGACGGGGCGGCAGAACTGATGCGCGATCACGCCGTGCTGCAATTGCCCGATGCGGCGGCGGAACTCGACCAGTTCGGCGCGCAGGCTCGAATAATTGGCCTGGCGCACATCGCCGGTGACCAGATGATACGGCAGACCCAGGGACGCCGAGATTGCCAGCAATGTGCGATATTGAAACGCCTCATAACCGCCGCCTACATCGGCGGGGCTCGAGAACTTGATGTCTTCGCCCGGCAGCAGGACCTGCAGCGTCCCGGGCTCCAGCGACGCGATGCCAATCCCGGTGCCCTCGTCCTCGATTTCTCCCATCATGGGGTCTTCCGGAGCATTTTTGGTCACAAACCCCGCAAACATCGCCGCCGTCTTTTTGCGATCGAGCTCGGCGTCGTCGTATTGATCGAGCAGAAACAACCGCACCATGGCCGGCGCCACATGTGGCAGACCGCGGATCTGGCCTGCATCAATGGGGCGGTAGATGTGCAGAACATCCTCGGCGGGCACGCGGGTGGTGGCCGGGATGATAGCGCCCATGACCGGGCCGCCGCGGTCGGTGCTGTCACCGGGATGGCGACGGCGGAAGTGGTAGGCGACACGCCGGCCAATCAGATCAAACTCGATCCCGCAGCGGATCTTGTTGCCGCTCGGGGTGGTTTTTGTCAGCTCAAACGGCAGCATTTCTGCTTGCAGCAGCTGCAACTGCATGGGCACCAGCAACCCGTCCTCGGCCCGACGTGGCCGGATGCGCACGAAACACTCCCCCGCCACGAACATCTCGCGGGCAATCATCGCCTGCAGCCCATAGAAATCGGTCAACCCGTCAGCATCTGCCTGATCTGTCCAGGCGAGCCACAGCCGCTGAATGCGGTCGCGCAATTCCCCGTCTTCGATCAAGGACGAGGGCTTGATCCCGTCCCCGACCAGATTGGCGGCCCAGGCCTCGCAGGCATTGGCAGCGTAGCCATTGGTCACCACCAGTTCCCGCGAGCGTGCCAGGAGACGCGGGCCACCCGAAGCCACCAGCGAGTTGATGTTTTCCAAAGGCGGCTGCCAGCCCCGCAGGCGGCGACGCGACATCGCCCCTTCAAGGCGGGCGCGCACGGCAGAAGGACCGCCAGTGGGTTGGCGGCGAAATGCATCAAACAGGCCCATCACAATCCCTTGGTCGTGGTGACGCGGACCTGCCGGATCACGCTGCGGCCCTCGAGCGTGGCGACTTCGCGGTCCAGCACATCAATGGCCCGGTCGATCTCGGCAAGGCTGCGGTATTCCACCGTCTTGCCGTCATAGCTGACCCGGGCGACGCCGCTGGCGCGTGATGCCGCCAAGGCGTCCCTGCGGGTTTGAAGTTCGGTAATTGTCGCCATCTGGTTTTCCGTTAAAGTCCGGGGGAGCTGCCACAGGGAGACCCGTCGACCATGATTGAACCGATCGCACGCATCCGGATTGAATTGGAGGGCATCGACCCCAAGGTCTGGCGCAGGGTAGATGTACCGCGCTCATCGACACTGATGGACCTTCACCACATCATTCAGGTCACGATGGGCTGGGACGGCGCGCATTTGTTCGAGTTCCATGTTGGCGACAAGATTTACGGCGAGCCTTTTCCCGATGACGGTTTTGAAGACCGCACCGTATACAAGGCCAAGTCGATTCGCCTGCAAACCCTGCTCGATCGCGGCTTTGACCGGTTCCTCTATGTTTACGATTTCGGCGACGACTGGCGCCATGAGGTGATCGTCGAGGATATCCGCGATGGTGAGGCCGACACGGATTACCCGTCCTTCATCGAGGGTGCCCGCCGCTGTCCACCTGAAGATGTCGGCGGCTGCATGGGTTATGATGCGTTCCTCGAGGCAGTCAGCGATCCCACGCACGAAGAACATCAGCAGATGCTTGCCTGGTATGGTGGGCCCTATGACCCCGATGACATTGATGAACGTCGTGTTCGCAGCATCATCTATGGTTTCGCGGTTCGGCGACGCGGTCCTCTCCTGAGCCACCGGAAGGGGAACCGGCCCGTGAACCATTGATCATCCCATGTAATTCGACCGCACCGAGCGACGCTGGCGGGTGGGCCGCGCGGACTTCGATGCGGAAACCGCTGGCGCATCCCGCTCCGGCGCTGCCACCTGACGCGCCAGTTCATCCCACTGCTTTTCTGACCAGCGGTCCGCGCCGAGGATCCACGCAGCTGCCCGGGCATAGACCCGGCAATCGAGCGCCTCGTTGCGTTCGCGCAGTTTCTGCCATTCGAGCCGGGCGAACCCGCGTTTGTTCCTCACCGTCACCAGCTGCTCGGCAACCAGTTGCTTCAGCCACTCGCTGTCGATCCAGCCCGGCAGGTGCAGGGTCCCGGGCGGATAATCCGCCCCGCCCGCCAGTTCCTCGGGCGTCGGGCGCGCAAGCCGCAGGAAGCGGTAGGTCTCGGACTTGAAGGTCGAGACCGCGATGGTCCAGAGCCGCGCGCCACGGCGCAGGCGCTTGCCGGCGATGGTCGCATCAACAAAGGTCGGCCCGGAAACGGGGCTCGCGCGATTGAACCCCTCGACACCCTTGATGGGGGCCACCTGAGCAAAGCCAACCTTGCGGGCCCAGCCATAAACGGCCGGGGTTTCATAGCCCGTGTCGATCGCCAACCGCGCAATGGTCATGTGGCTGCCGTTTTCGTGCTGCCATGTTCGGCCAAGCAGATCGCTGAGCGCGTTCCAGCAGGCCTCCGAGCCTGGGCCGCCTTCAATAACGATATGATCAATGAGCCAGCTTTCCAGCCCGCGTCCCCAGGCCCAGACGTCGACCTCGATCCGGTCCTTTTGCACGTCTGCACCCGCCGTCAGGAACAGGGCGTTTGCAGGAACGGTGCCCGGTTTCCAGTCTTCCTTCCTGTCCAGCAACCGCTGCCAGTCGGGCGCTTCACCAGATTCCACCCAGGTTTCCCCGAGGATGGTATTCTTGAAGGCACGAATGGCATCATCGGACCCCTGTGCCGCCTCCCAGCTGCGGGCAATCCGCTCCCAGCTGAGCCACCCAACAGGCGAATAAAGCGCCGACAGGTGATAGCCAACCGTATTCGGGTCCTCGCTTTCCGCGGTAGCCCGCCATTCTCCCGCTTCCAGCATTGCGGTCTTGTGATGCTCGGCAATGGGTTGTTCGCAAGCCTCGCAAATGTAGGCTGCGGTTTCGGGCTGCTCTTTATTCCAGCGCAGGCGTTCGAACTTCAGCCATTGCCTCGCGCCACAATGAGGACATGGCACAAAATACCGCCGCTGGTCCGAGGCCTCATATTCCCGTTCGATCCGGCTTACCCCTTTGACTGTTGGCGTTGACACCAAAAACACCTTGCGCCGATGGGCGAAGGTCAAGGACCGCGCCTCGGCCAGGCTGACCGGATCGCCTTCCTCGTCGGCGGACGCCGGATAGGCATCAACCTCGTCGAGAAAGATGTACCGCGCCGGGGTAGACCGAAGCCCGACAGCCGAGTTTGCGCCGGTCATAATCAGAATCCCGCCCGCGAATTCCTTCGAGAGCATCGTATTGCCGGAATCCCGTGCGCGAGATGGCCGGACCCGTTCGCGCAGGGATGCGCTTTCCTCGATCAGCGGATCGATGCGTTGGCGCGAGTTTCTCTTGGCCAGTTCCACGGTCGGCTGCACCGCCAGCATCGGCCCCGGGGCATGCGCTATCACAAACCCGATCATGTTGTTGCCCGCTTCGGTCGCGCCGACCTGGGCTGCCTTCATGAACACCACCCGCTGGGCGGTGTGCCTGGGGCTCAGCGCATCCATGATCTCGCGCATGTAGGGCGTGCGACTGGTGCGATAGCGCCCGGGTTCGGCCGAGGCGCGCGATGCCAGCATGCGGTATCGATCGGCCCACTCGGACACCGTCAGATCGGCGTCGGGTGTAAGCCCTTCGCCCCAGGCGCGCAGCAGATCACCGGCGCCCTCAAAATCATCAATTGCCGGCACACCTTCAGGTGATCTCGAACCGGATGTTTGGCCCACCCACTTCTGCAAGCTGCGCGCGCACATGGGTCTCAAGGATCTTCTGCATGAGGCTCGTTTCCACGACCGTTTCCTGCCCAGCTTCCGAAAGGGCGCTTGATAATTCCGCCGCCATCAAGGCCGCCGCACGGGCCGGCCAGTTGATCCAGGCGTCGCGTTCCTCACGGGCGAGGCGAAACACCAGTGCCGTGGCGCGCGCCTTGTCCACTAACTCGCCCTTCATCTTTTGCAGCTTCAACCGCCGCTCCTGGGTTTTCAAAACCTCGTTGGCGGTTTTTGCCTGCAGGAAGGTGGTATTGCCACCGGTCACCGGGGCCCGCATGCCCTGTTCGCGTAAGGTGTCACCTACAGCCGAAAGAGCCGCATCGGGCACGGGTTTCAGTTTTTCCTTTGCCGTGCCGCGCTGCTTTGACGGGTCCGTCATCGCCGCGCGTTTCTTGTCCGAAGCCTCGGCATCAATGGAACCGTCCGCAAACAGCACCAGCCGCCCGGCCGCCTTGGCCTTCTGGATCGCCCCGCGCGAGAGCCCCGCATGGGCTGCGTAGGCGCGCTCGCTCATGCCTTCCATTTACAATCAACCTTCCTTGATCAAAGCAATGATATTGCTGCGCTTTTACTGGATAAGCAGCACGACCAGAGCGAAGATGATTACACCAGAGAGATGCAATCAAGGACACACGACATGACCAGAGCCGCCCTCCCGAGCCAAAACGAGGTCTGGGGCTTTTATGGCACCATCAGCCACCTCGAAGATCCCCGCGCCAGTGACCCCAATGAGGCCTGGAAGCTGGCTTTCGACGCCATTCGCCAGGCAACCCACCTCGGCGATGAGGCCATCCGGTTGTTTCTCGACAGCCGCAATGGCCGGCATTTTGCCGACGATGTCGCCAATGCGCTTTCGCCGTCCCAAAACACCACGCTCAAAGAGGCGATCCTTGCGGCCACCGAACGCTGGATGGGCTGGACGATTACCCGCCGCACAAGTCGCGAGACCGGCATCCCCGCAGGCTTGCCCTACCTCACCGGCTTTGTCGCCAATGCCGAGATCGAAGCCGACCTGATCGCCTGATCGCCTGATCGCCGCCACCGTCCTCGGCCCCGCCCCGCGCGGGGCTTGAGGCCGTAGGAGGGCCTGCATGCTGCGCGCCCAATAACCGGAGGCCAACATGATCGACCTGAGCGAAACCCAAACCCTGATCCTTTCGACCGCCTGCGAACGCAAGGACGGCCTTGTTTTTCCCACACCACCCCATCTCAAGGGCGGGCCCGTCGGCAATTGCCTCAAAAGCCTGCTCAAGCGTGGTCTCATTGAGGAAGTCAAAGCAGACGATCTCAACACCGTCTGGCGACATGACGAAGAGCGCGGGCCGATTACTCTGCGTGCCACAAAACTGGCGCGTGAGACCCTCGCGGTTGCCGCCGATCCAGAGCGGGCTGTGCCTGCCGAGACCCCACCTCTCCAGCGTCCCAAGGGCAGCAAGCAGGAAATCCTGATCGCAATGCTTCGCGCCGAGGGTGGGGCAGCCATCCCCGAGATCGCTGCGGCCACGGGTTGGCGATCTCATAGCATACGCGGTGCGATTTCAGGGGTGTTGAAGAAACGCCTCGGGCTCACGGTCACGTCTGAAAAACTTCGGGATCGCGGGAGAGTCTACAAGATAGCCTCTTGACCCGATACTGGACTTGGTCCCGATTTCGCACTATATTCGCATTTAATTAGATGCGCAATTTGGAGCCTCCCCATGGATATCACCAAGGACATCCGTCCCCTTACCGAGTTCAAACGTGAGACTTCGCGCTTTGTCGCCCACCTCAAGGAAACCGGCCGTCCCTCGGTGCTGACGGTGAACGGCAAGCCGTCGGTTGTCGTCATGGACGCCGCTGCGTGGCAAGAGATGCAGGACCAGATCGACTATGCCGAGACGGTTGCCGGTATCCGCAAGGGGCTGGATCAGGCCCGTGCGGGCGAAGGCGTTGAAGCCTCGGCCTTCTTTGATGATCTTTCTGCCAGCTGATGGGCCGCCAATATCGCGTTGTCGTCACGCCCAACGCCGCAGATGATCTCCAGCAAGAATACACTTGGCTGCGCGCGCGCAATCCTCGTGCCGCCGAGGCGTGGCTGACCGGCATGCGCAAACTGATCCTCGGGCTATCGATAATGCCACAAGCCCACACTATCGCACCGGAATCCGCCCAATTCGACGTTGAAATCCGCCGGGCGCTTTATGGGCGCGCCACCCGCTGGCGGGTGTATTTCACGATCATGGAGGATACCGTTCAGGTTCTGCATGTGCGTCATGGCCGGCGGAGCGATTGGCAACCTTGATCGCCTCGAACAACCGCCGCAAAAAGAAACTCCGGCCCATCGAGATCAGCGCGAAAATCCCGCCCATTTTCAGGTTCTGCACGAGCGTTGTGTGCAGACCGAACACCGGAAAAACCAGAATTTGCGCGACCACCGCCACGCCGTAGCCCACAACGACGTTGGTGACTGCCTCGATCAGCGACATGAAACGGGTCTGCTTCATGCGGCCTCGCGCCCCGTTTTGATTGCGTCAAAGCTGCGCCCGTCGTCCTCCAGCGTTGCCGTTTGATCCGTAAACTGCTGCCAGCGTTCCACAATCACATCGACGTATTTCGGATCAAGTTCCAGCAACGCAGCTTTTCGACCTGTGCCCTCGGCCGCGACCAGCGTCGTGCCACTGCCGCCGAACGGGTCAAACACCAGATCCCCCTTGCGGCTTGAGTTCCGAATGGCCCGCTCGACCAGGCTGACCGGTTTCATGGTCGGGTGCAGGTCGTTCTTTGCCGGGCGATTGATGTTCCAGACATCGCCCTGATCACGGGCCCCACACCAGCGGCGTTTGACGCCCTCAGGCCAGCCATAAAGGATTGGTTCATATTGGCGCTGGTAATCGGACCGCCCCAGCGTGAACCGGTTCTTGGCCCAGATCACGAAGGTCGACCAATGGCCGCCCGCTTTCATGAACGCCGTCTGCAGCGTGTGCAATTCGCTCGAGGACATGCAGATGTAAACCGCGCCCTTGGTATGGGTGTTGATCAGCACACAGGCGTCATAAAGAAACTGGCCAAAGGCATCCCCAAGCGCATCATTCTTGATCCGCCGGTCCTTGCCCGCCTGATCGGCACCTGCACCACCGGCGTAATCCACGTTATATGGCGGGTCGCAAAAGCAGAGATCGGCCTTGGTGTCTCCGAGGAGCTTTTCGGCATCGGAGGCAACGGTGGCGTCACCGCAGAGCAGCCGGTGTTTGCCGAGAAGCCAGAGATCGCCCGGTTTGCTGACCGGATCTTCGGGCGGCTCGGGAATGTCGTCTTCGCCATCCGTGTCGGTTTCTTCATCGAGGCCGGACAGCAGGGCATCCAGTTCGCCATCATCAAAGCCGATCAGCGACAGGTCAAACTCTTCGGCGGCCAGCAATTGCAGTTCCTCGGAGAGGACGGCCTCATTCCAGTCCCCGAGTTCCGTCAGCTTGTTGTCGGCAAGGCGGTAAGCTCGGCGCTGTTCGTCCGTCAGATGGCCAAGCACGATCACTGGCGCTTCAGTCAGGCCGAGCATTTCTGCCGCCAGCACCCGACCGTGGCCTGCGATCAATTCGCCATCATCACCAACGAGGCACGGCACGGTCCAGCCGAACTCCGCCATGCTGGCAGCGATCTTGGCCACCTGCTCGGGCCCGTGCATCTTGGCATTCTTGGCGTAGGGTTTGAGGCTCTCGAGCGGGCGTTGCTCGATCGCATCCGGGGCGAAGCTGAGGGTCATGGGTGTTTTTCGGCTGTTGTTGGCGTGGGCCGGTGGATTCCGGCGAGGTGGATTCCGGTCTGGATTCCAAGGTGGATTCTGTGGACCCCGAGGAATCCAGCAAAAATCCACCCGTAAGAATGGCTATCGCTTTGTTTTATTGAGGCTTATCGGGATCTCGGTGGC